AGAGGCGGCCGGGCGCGTCAGTTCAGTGCGAGTTCGGCGTTACGCCACGACGTTCTTGACGGCGCCGCGGTAGTCCTCGATGTCCCCGCCGTACTCGTGGCGGATCTTCCAGGTGATGCGGTCGTGCGTGAACACCTCGCCGACGGTCGGCTGGTCCTGCAGGAACAGCTCCGGCTCCTCGCGTCCGCCGAGGAAGTCCACCACCACCGAGGAACGGTCGCCCCCGCGCACGTCGACGTGCAGGCCCCAGTCGGTGGCATCCGTGAAGAGCGGGTTGACGTTGACGCGCGCCCGGCCGTCCCCGAACAGGTTGAAGACCGGGTTCACGTTGCCGGCGCCGAACTCGCGCGAGTCGTTGATCTGCCACGCCACGCCCATGAGCGCGTGCGGCACATCCAGCCACAGCCGGTCGAGACTCGGCAGACCGAGCTTCTTGTTGGAGTGCGGCTCGATCGCATCGGCGAGCTGCGTGAGCGCGGCGAGGACGGCGTTGGCCCCCGTGAGGTTCGCGGTCAGCGCCGTGGTGGCGGTGTTGCCGTGGTTCGCGTGGAACCAGGCCACCGTGTCCACGTCGTAGTTGGAGTTGTTGATCCAGAAGTTCCAGATGAACTGCGCGAGCGTGCGGCGGGCGGCGCGGCCGAGACGGCTCACCGCCTCCGACACCGTGCGCAGGTCGTCGTTGATGATCGTCTCGCGGGTGACGATGAACACGTTGCCGCGCTTCGTCACGGCGTACTCGACCTTGTCGTCGGACGGGTTGCCGATGTCCGTGTACTGCCCGCTCTCCGAGACGGTCGAGAGGTCGGGGAAGTAGCCGAGGATGACGGTCTGCCGCGTGCGGAAGTCGGGGGCCGAGCCGAAGCGCGCGATCGACGCCTCGTTGTACATCGGCTCCATGTACGTCGCGAGCATCTTGCGGTACAGCGTGTTGCCGAGGATGTCCGACCACGTGCTGGAGGTCACCGTCTCCGACACGCGCCCGGAGCGGATGTGGCCGGTCACCTCGCGGTCGCCGGTCACCGCTGTGTAGGCCTCACGGATGCCGCGGAATCGCAGACCGGGGTCCGCCCCCGCGGGGTTGTGCTCGATGAGCGACTCGCGGATGCGCGCCTTCGTGTCGTCCGAGAACGGCGAGGCGTCGAGCGCCCGCCCGATGGCCTCGGGGTTGATACCGAACAGGCGATCGAGACCGGCCTGCAGCTTGTCGCGCGGGGCGATGGTCACGCGCGCCGGATCCGCGCCGCGGCCCCGCACGTCGCCGCCCTCGGCGACCTTGCCCCACGCCTCCACCTCGACCTTGATGGCCTCGGCGAGCGCCTCGGCCTCGATCACGCGGCCGGAGAGCTGCGTCACCAGCTTGCCCTTGATGGGGTCGGGCAAGGTCGTCGCGGCGACCGCCTCTTGCACGCGCCGATCGGACGCGGTCAGCGCCAGCTGGGCGTTGAGTTTCTTCGTCTCCTCGAGCGCCGCCGCCATCTCCTCGCGCTGCTTCGCGAGGGCGTCCGCGGCCTTCTGCGCCTCTGCGACCTTCTCCTCGAGCAGGGCCGTCGCCTTCTCCTCCGCCATGGTGGGTTTCTCCTCCATCGTTGTGGGAATGATGAGCATCGGCCCCGCCGTTGCTCGGATGAAGCGCCCATCGGCGCTCGGGTTGGACACCACGTCCACCGACACCAGGCGCCGAATGGCCTGGATCACACGCTTGCCGTTGCTCTCCCCGACGCGATAGGCCGCCTCCGTGTCGACCGAGAGGCCGAGCACGCGCTGGAGCACGGCCGCGCCGTGACGCTCCAGTTCGAGCAGCTTGGAACGCAGAAACCCCGCGCTCTCGTGGATCGTCGCGACCGCGTACACGCCATCCGCGCGCACCTCGGGTTGCTCGAGGTGGCCGGCGATGTGGCGCACGAGCGGGCCCTGCGCGACGCGGAGCGCCTCGTCGGGCGCATGCGCGGCCGTGCCCTGATAGGCGTAGTAGCCGATGGGCGCGTGCTCGAGGTGACGGGCGAGGTCCGGCCCGATGGCCGGCTCCCAGATCCAGCCGTTCCGGCTCTCGCCGAACCGGAGGACGCGCACCTCCCACTTCGCGCCGCTGTGGCCCTCCACGGCACGGAGGAAGGCCATGGACTCCCCCACGTCGGCATCGGCCAGCACAGGCGTCTCGGTGTCGCTCACCTCGTCCCCCTTCGGACCGGACCCCGGCGGGGCGGCTCCGGCTCTTTCTCTGGTGCCTTCTTCGGCGGCTCCTGCTTCGGTGGCTCGTCGGGTGGGAGCAGTCCCGCCCGCTCGAGCGCCGCGCGCTTGGCTGGCGTCATGCGGCCTCCTGGAACGCGGTGGAGCGCGCCCGGCGGGCGAGGAACTCGGCCTGCTCGCGCTCCGCAGCGTCGAGTGCGGTGCGCCACTCCGCGCGGTACGGCACAGAGACGCAGCCGCAGAACACGGTATTGGCGGGGCTCCCCGCGGGATCGCGCGGATACTGCAGCGCCTCGTACGCGCGGCCGGGGGCCGGCTGGATGCGGAACGCCGCGCCCACGTCGCGCACCTGGCCCGCCGCCGCGATGTGGCCGAGGCGGCGATAGGGCCCCGTGTTGCCGGAGTGCCGCCACTGCTTCTGGAGATCGGGCACCGCGCGCTGCGCGTCCTCGAGCGCGCTCTGCGCGGCCACGGCCTGCAGGCGCCCCACCTCGGTGCGCACGATGGCCTCTGCCCTGGTGGCGAGGGTGCCGAAGGCACCCGGGGTCGGAAGGCGGCCGGACACGCGGCCGAGCACCTCCGGGACACCCTCGCCACGCAGGATCGCGAGCCGCAGATCGCGGCTGATGGCCTCCACCGTCTCCGTTGCCGCGTTCCGGATCAGGAGCGCCTGGAACGCTCGCGCAGCTTCCACCTGTCGGCGGGAGAGCTGTGGCACGTGGAACAGGAGGCCCGCCTCGATCAGCGGGCGCGCCGACAGCGCGGCGCCGGCCTCGACGGCGGCGACCTGCACGGGCGCGACAGCGACCGCGTAGCGCTCCGCGAACCGCTGCGCGAGGTCATCGAGCGCGCGATCCAGCGCCGCGAGGCGCATCGATGCCGCCCCGGCCGGAAGCGCGGCGAGCGCGGCGAGCACCTGCCGGCGCAGCGTCGCGATCTCCGCCTGGAGGTGCGCGCCGGCCTGGTCCGAGAGGTGGTCGATCTCGCCCTGGATCCGTCGCAGCGCGGCGACGAAGCGATCCGGCGGCGCGGTGGCCATCGTCACCCGCGTCACGCCGGCACCTGCCCGCCGACGGGCGTCGTGCGCTTCGGCTCGTTCACGTTGTCGCCGTTGCCCTCGCCCTGGCGGGTGAGCTGCGCGAGGAGCCGCTGCACCTGCGGGTCGCCGTACGCGCCCATCGCCGCGCCCCCCGGCACGCCGGCCGTGACCTCGTCGTCCGGATTCACGTCGAGGCCGAGCTGGCTGGCGAGATGCGCGAACAGCTTCGCCGCCGTTTCCTGCCGCACCCACCCCTCGGCCTTCGCCTGGGTCAGCGCGGCCACGAGGCTCGTGACGGCCGCGACGGTGGCGGCCTGGTCGCGCATCGAGAGCTCGGGCAGGCGGATGGTCACGCACTCCGCCGCGGGCCTCGTCGTGCCGCGCGAGGAGCCGTCAGCTTGCAGGTGCGGCACGACCACCTCGGGCGGCAGGAGGCGCGCGCGGATGGCCTGATGGAGCGCGAACCGGACGAGATCCTCCACGATGAAGCGGACCTCCTTCTGCCGGCGCGTGAGGCGCTTCACGGGCGGCAGGCCCATCTCCTTCGCGGAGGCGAAGTTCACCTCGCCCGCGAGGCCATACCAGTGCTCGGGATAGGAGTGCCCGCCGAGGATGTGGCCGCGGTAGAGCCGCGCGAAGGCGTCCTTGTCGAGCGCCTTGAGGTCGGGCGTGACCTCCTTCAGCTCGACCTTCTCGTTGTGCGCGAACACGCCGCCCTTCTTGATCGACGCGCCGAACTTCGTGAGCCAGTCCGTGATCTGCGCTTCGGTGAAGCCCTCGAGCTTCGCGTCGTAGACGAACGAGTTGAAGAGGTTCGCGTTGTCCATCGAGTCGAACAGGAAGGCGTCGTAGCCGTCGAGCCAGTCGATGGACGCGAGGAGATCGCTGCGCCCGCGACGACCGTTCGAGAGCTTGTTCGTCTGGAACAGGTGGCACGCGCCGTCGTACACGCGGCCCGTCCAGAGGTCGCGCTCCCCCGGCTCGTTCGGCATCAGCAGGCCGTAGGTCGCGCGCGCGCGATTCGTCTCCTCGCGCACGACCTTGAGGATCGGGCCCTTGGCGCCGGCGCGGCCCTTCAGGAGCACCGAGGTCTGGATCAGCGCGTTCTGGGGATCAGGAAACACGCTGTCGATCTCGAGCGGATCGATATAGCCGAGGCGGACGTGGCCATCCACGGGATTCACGAACACCTGCAGGACCAGCTCGCCATAGAGCCCGTACTCGCGCGTGAAGCCGTCCATGCGGCGATCGAGCTGGTTCACTGGGTCGTCCCAGAATCCGGTGATCACCGCCTGCACGGCGGGCACGTCGGACTCGACGACCACGCCCTCGCCGAGCACGAAGTCGACGGTGGTCTCCACGAGCCAGCGCGCGAGCGGGTTCGATTCCCAGAGCCAGTGCGTGACGCGGCACATCCAGTCCTGCGCGAGCGGCTGCAGGTCGCGCAGCGGGTGCGCGCGCGTCGTCTGGTTCGTGGTGAGCCGGCGGTAGCCGTCGGCCATCAGCGAGCGGTCGTCGGCGGTGAGCGCGACCGGGAACGCCTCGCGCACGCGCTGCTCCGTCTCCGCGCTCGCGCGCGAGGCCGACGCCTCCGCCACG